TTTCCATTGCAATAAAATTTATAAATAGTTGTTGTTGGAAATGTTACTAATATATTTCCATCTACAATAATTTGAGAACGTGAATAATTTACATAAGGAAATAAATATACTTCATCAACCCCACCTAAACTATCTTTGCATTTTCTATTATATCCGCTTGTTATTGTAGATACCATTTCCTATCATCAAGATTATTATAGTTCAATTTCCATCCTGCTGTAACTTTAATATTTCGATTTGCATTAACATCATCTTGATATGTCTTGAACTCTGGAATGGTATTATTACAAATCCATTTATTAAATCTTAAAATTAACATTTGAGCATAAGCATTGTATTTGTTAGACAAAAACATAACTTCATCTTTACTAACAACCTCTATATTTTCGCCTGTATGTTTGTAAATCCCTCCGTTATCAACCATATATTGACCGATTTCAATATACTCCGCAATAGCTTTATTTTTAGTAATTGGTTTAACATAATCATTATACATTGTTTCGTACAACCCTGTTAATTCGTCATTTTCAGCATCGGTTAAAATTTTATCGTATAATTCAGTTCCTAATAACGGCTCTATAATCGTTAATTGTACGTTTGCAATACAAAAAAGGTATTTATCAGTGTCAACATTTCCACCTAATATAGTGGTTGATGCCATTTCTTGCGGTGTAATAAATAAAAACTCTGCCATAATATTAATTTAATGCGCCTCTATTTGGCATATTAATAGGTTCTACTCCTGCTAAACCTTTTGCGGGTTGTTGTATGCTTTTGTCTATTGCTATTGGTGATTTAACATCTACTTTAACATTTTCATTTTTGCGCTTATATGTTAATTTTTCCCAATAATGATGACAGTTAACACCGCCTTTATATTTAAAAATATTATAAGTACTTGCTCCTTCTGGCCCGAAACCAGCGTTAACAGGTTTGTCATTCATAGATTCAATATCCTCAATACGATATATCTTTTTTGCTCTTAACATTTTATTACAAAATTGCCTTTCACCTATCAAACTTCCAGCGTATCGGTATCTTGTAATAGTATCAAACAAATCATATCTTGATTTATTAAGTGGTGTTGCTGTTCCTGTACTTGCTAAACTAATTTTTTCTTCCTCTTCATAATTAACGGGTTTACACTCTATTAATTCCCAAATTTCTAAATCTTCATCCTCACCTAAATCAATAAATAAATCTAAATCAGTCTTTTTTTTTTCTTCGCTTAAAGTAATAGTTTCTTTTGTTACTAAAGGTTTGAAATACAATTCTAAATTTATATCGTAATATTGTAAAATGGTTTCTAAAGAATTAATTATAAATTGTTGCTTTGGCTCAATTACATACTTAATTAACTGCTCCCTTGCTGTGTCTAACTCATCCGCATTGTTACCAAAACCTGTATTGTCTTTTATTCCAAATAATATAGGACTTACAACCCTGTGAGAAGTCATTATTTGTTGTCTGCTTTCGCTTGTTAAATACTCCCATTGTTTGTGAGCATCGTTTACTTGTAAAGCCGTTACAGTTATATCTGCATCCCTACCATTAAAAGATAAAACAAAACGACCCGCATTACTTGAACCTGTTAAACGTTGTTTTATCTTTCTTTCTATTTCGTCTTGTTCCTCTGGTGTTAAAGAATTTCCATCAGGGATATTAATTATGTACCCAAAAGATAAACCGTTTTTAATATGTGAAATGTAATAGTTTCCTATTTCTTCTTCCATTTCCATATAAGGTAATCCCGCTAAATAATCAGGGTCGCTAAAATAAGTTTTTCCTGCCTTATAAGGCATTCCGTTAAATATTTCAATTTCATCTTTTGAAGTTCCAAAAGCTGGAAATTCTAAAGGTTTAAATTTATTTACATTACTCCAATCTTTTGAATACCAATAAAACTCAATTTCTTCTTCTTCGTTTTCTATTGATGGTACTACACGCTCTTTTGGTATATGCTTAATCGCACCTAAATCAGTTTTGTTTTTAGCTTTTATTACTTGTACGCTAAACTCATTAAATAACGTGAAATCACTAACTATTCTTTTTAAATCAGTATCTTTTAAAATCATTTTAAAACGCAACCAATCCTGTGTGTTTGTCAAGGCGTTTTTAGCGTGAATACCACGCCCATAAATCATATCGATATAGGAATTAATAATAGCAGAGTTTGTTACACTACCATTATATCGATTGATAACGTATTTATAAAAGTCATTATTTTTTCCATTTAAAACCCAATTTTTTGATTTATTTTCTTCAACTTTAGGTCGAATATAATTGTTTAATTGGATTAATCTAATATCGTTTGCCATTAGTAAAAATATACGTTATTTGTCAACTTATAGTCTTGTGGTGTTTGAGAGGTTGCTATCAATTTTCCTCTGTAAACAACCTCGTTTTCTTCTTCAATTTTTACTTGAAACTTTTGATTTTCTGTAAAAGTATATTCAAAAGATAAAAATAAAACACCATCAGTAATAGTATAAGTGTTATCTATGTTTTCGGTAACTTTAGTAGCTTCGTTAAATAAAGACAATGTTATTTTATCGGATGGATAATAACGAGGTATTAAATCTATTATATGGTCTGTATCTTCTGGATTAACTACTTTCATACTTATATAACTAAAAAAACCCTAATTTGTTACAATTAGGGTTTTAACTAAAAACTATAAAAAATTAATCAACCAAAGCCAAAAATGCAGTAATAGTGTCATCATCTAATTTTGGTGATAATGCCCCTGTAGTAGAAACACCTGTTAAAGTATATCCGTTTAATTCTGTTTTTGCCCCTCCAGTAGATTGTACTACAGTAAAATCAATTCCATCATCAATACCAATAGCGTGGTAAACCCCGTTTCTATCTTTTACAACCGCCATAGGAAAACCATAAGCCAAAAGGTTTAATTGTGCCGAACTTGTAGCATCAATCTTTTTAAGCACTATTGTAGTTGTTTGAGTATTAACCGAAGTTCCTGAATTTCTATCAGGTAGTAAACTTTCGCTTACATTATTTCCATCGCCCTCAATTTCGTACTCAAAAACAGTTGTTAAATCAGCATTAATTGCAGTAGCTTCCCCATTTACTACTGTAAATGGATTTTCAACGTAATTAAATAAAAATAATTTACCTAAACCACCTAAACTTTGTTTACAGGGTCTTACTCTCCCCGATGCTAAATCACAAGACATATAATTAAATTTAATTAAAGGCGGTAACTAAACCGCCTTTGTTACTTGTTATTTGTTATGGTCTAGCCCAAACAATCTCTTCTCCGTTGTAGTATTGAACACCCCCAGAATAAACCATTTTCATTCTGATTTGACCTGTTAACAAACCTACTTCATCTTCATCAACTATTGAAAGTTGGTTAAAATCTTGCTCTAATCCTGTTCCAAAAACTAAATTTTTAGCTTCTGCAATTACGATTGTGCTAGTAGGCAAACCATTTACTTCTGTCAAAGTATATCTACCAAAACGCATTTGTCTTTCTTCTGCTCCTAATCCGTTTGTAATAGCTGGAGTAGTTAAACTAAAGCTATAAAATTGGAATACATCAGGAGAAACCATTACATTAAGCGTTCTTCTTCGCAAAGCAATTGGAATAGCCGCTAATGCTTTTTTCAATTCAGTTACTACGTTTGCCTCTGTAACCGCATTAAGAGTTACATCGATAACTTGAGCATCGGCTAAAAACAATTTCAAGAAACCATCCCACTCAGCAACATTTGCGCTATCACCGTTCCAAATTTTGTAATCAATATCCTCAGCAGTTTCAGCCAAAACTTCAACTTGGATAGCTTCTACAATGTCAGCAGGAGCGTTTGGATTTGAAGCACTTGCTCCCATTGTTTCTTGTGACCACGTTGCTCTAAAATCTTCTTTACATACTTGTAAATCGTTTTTTAGTTTTTTTGGTGCTAAAACCTTTTCTGTCAAAGTAATTGCACCCTCTGGAGTAAACCCACAAGAGTATGCAGTAGTTCCGTCTGTGTAACGGATTTTTCTCATATTAAGTTCGTAACCTACGTTTGGCGCAAGAGTTACTAAACCTAATCTTAAAGTGTCAGCTTCTTTAAAAGCTTTTCCTATAATCGCACCCGCTTCTTTTCCAGCGTAGTTTGATTGTACTGATGTTGTTGTTGCCATTTATATTTTATTATTTATTATTAATTATGAAAATGCGATTGATGATGCTAAAGCACCAATTCCTGTTACAAAGTAAGAAGTACCATCCGATACTAATTCTACAAAATCCCCGATTGTTTCTGCTGATGCTGAAAGGGTTATTGTAGTTGTTCCTGCTGATGCAACAAATGTACTATTAACAATCGCACCACCTCTTACGTTTGCGCCTGTTGATACAATAGTCCAAGCTGTTGTTGCAAACGCTTGAGCCGTGATTATTCTAACTTTAAATCCATCTACAGGAGCAGGTAAAGTAATTGCTCTTCCTGTTGCTGATTTTAAGTATAACACTTTTCCGCTATCGCTTTGTGTTAAAGTTGTTGCCACTGTTAATTCGGTAGTATCTACCGCTAACATTTGTGTTCCGTAAATTATTGTTCCTCTTATACTTCCCATTTTAATTATTTCTTAAATTATGTAATATTCTTTGTTGTTTGTTCATTTTAGATAAATCAACCTGAAACTCAGGTTGTTTAATTCCTTTTGATGCAGGTTGTTTGCCTAATTCTTCTACTTGCGCAGTAAGTGATACAATTTTTTGTTCTTGTTCGTTGTACTTAATCAAAATGCTTTTAATTGCACTTTCGATTTCACTTGCGATTTTAGCATCGTTTGAAACTTTGCCATCGGTTTCCATTTCAGTTTCTACAACTTCTGTTTCAGCTTCCATAGTTCTAACCTCTGCAATAACGCCTTCCTCTGTAACGATTAAAACCGTTCCATCTTCCAAAGGATGTTCACCAACAGGCACAGCAACTTTTGTTCCATCCTCTGCCATAATCCACGCACTTTGACCTACTACCATTGTTTCACCATCGTACTCAATGGTTAACTCACCGTTTGCGGTTTTAATGCTACCTAATTTGATTTCAGCTTCTTTTGGTGACAAAGCTAATTTTATCTGATTAGGTAAATCTTTTAAAAGTTCAATAAAACTTTTTTCGACTTCTTTACTCATATTAATATCTGTTTTTAAATTTACTTTTTGAATATCAGTAACAATTCCATTTTTAACATCAATTATAACTTCTGTCATTAATTCATATTTACCATCTTGTAAATCATTACCTTTTAAATCTTGTACGTTTGCCCCTCTTGTTAGCATCGTATCTTTAAACCAAATATCAAGACCATCTTTTGTTTGGTTTTTAGATAATTTTACTTCTTCTAATGAAAGCATTGCATCTATTGAAAACCCTTGCACCTTCCCTGTTTTAACGTACTCGTTCCAAACTTCATCGCTATCAACTTTCATTGTAGCCATCCAACTGCCTTTTGGATAAGTAAAACCAAAAGCGTTTGACTTATCGTTTTCAGGATTTTCAACAATCCAACTTTCAACAAAAGTTACACCCTCAATTTTATCTTTTACAGAATGCTCAATGGTTGAATTTGAGTGTGAGTTAGATTTAAAAAAATTATGACTTAACTCTTTAATAGTTTCAGCATCAAAAACAATATTAAACTCCTCGCCCCCTTGATTTCTATAAATAGGTTTATTCGGTTCTAAAACCAATCCCATCAAAGTACGCTGTTCAACTTCTTTTAATTGGATTTCATTATCTTTTGAAAGCGCAATAAATAAACCCTCCATTGCTGGACTTTCGACTAAAGAAATTGCGTAAACTCCTTTGTTTAATTTTGGATTGTATTTTGCTTTGTATGTTTTCATTTATTGAAATGTACTTGGGTCTTTGAAAGTATCAATTGTATCTATAATTTCATTACCGACCTTAATGTTTTGCTTTAAAGCTGAATAACCTTTTATGCTCTCAGGATTAACCCCTAACTCTTTTGCCATCATCACTGCCTTATTTAAAAGACCTGTAATATTAGTTGTACTGTTTAAGTAACTTTCTCTTGCTGATAACATTTTTTTATATGGTGCATCAGCTCTTGTTAAATAATTTTGGTATTCTTTCCAAGCATTATCTGCTCTTTGTAAAGAAGCAACTGTTGTAGAATTTACTTTATCAATATCATCAATTAACGTTAAACTAATTTTAGTTTCTTGATTTTTTTTAAAAGCTAATTTTATTTCCTCTACTGTCATTTTAACACTATTTACTATTTAAACTAATATTTGTTTGTTTTGTTACATTTTTGCATTATATCGAAGCATCGTTAATAATATTTCTATCTAACGCTTGTGCGCTTGTAACGTTGTTTGCTACTACATACGCTTGTAATGGTCGTCTTTGCGTTGCTAATCCCTCTGCTATTTGATTGCTTCCCGTTCCTTGTACTAAGTTGAAACTTGGTGCGGATGGTGCTGAACCTCCGCCCGATTGAGGACTGCCTCCGCCACTTCTGCCTGTTGGGTCTGTTGACAATATTTTTTTAATTTGTAAAACAGAAAACGCTCCAGCTAATCCCGCTTGGATAAAAGGATATGCAGGAAATAAGGTTGTAATAGGAGATTTTTGAGCAGTAGTAAAAGCATTTTGAACACCCTCATATCCGCTAATCGTGGCTTGTGCAACCGCTAAACCTTTACCAACTTTTGACCCTTCTCCTACTATTTCGCCTATTAAACCGATTGTGTTTTTAGTAATGTCTAATTTTGCATTTGCTACAGCTTCATCTCTTATTTTTTCCTCGTTTGCTAATTTTTGTTTGTATTCATTTAAAGACCTTAACCCATCTAATTCTGATTGCAAAGTTCTTTCTCTTAATCCCTCTTTTTCTAAACTTTCTTGATATTCTCTTTTTCGTCTTTCCTCGTCTAAACTTTCTAACTCTTTTTGTGTTTCACCCGCTTTTTCTAAGTACTCTTTTCTTGCATCTAATATACCTTGTTGTCTATCTTTTTCCGCTTGTATTGCATCGGCTTTTCTTTTTTCTTGTGCTTCTTTTTCTTTTTGTCTTTTAGTTTCTGCTACTGATAAATCTCCCTCTAAATCTTTTATTTTTTCATCATTAAGATATTTAAAATATTCTCTTTGATTTGCTAATTCCTCATCTCTTAATTTTTGAGATTGTTCAGCGGTTAATTTTTTATTTTCTTTCTCTCTTTGTATTCTAGCATCTTCTTCTTTATAAAGTCTATATCTTTGTTCCGCACCTTCTTTCTCAATTGCTTGTATATCCTTTTCGCTTTTACCTGCTATTTTAGCTCTTAAAACTCTTTCTTTTGTGACATCTTGAATGTCTTGTAAATTTTGTTTGTATAAATCACTCATTGCTTGTAGCGATTTATTCAAAGCATCGGTTGCTCTTTTTTCCGCTTCCGTAGCTTCTGCACTTTCATTCATTTTAGAAATAAAAACACCTAACAAAACTACAATAGCACCCAAGCCAGTTGATACTAAAGCAATGCGTAACGCTTTTAATGCTCCTGTTGTAGTTCCTACAACTAAAGTATAAATCTTTTGTGCGGTGGTTGCTATCGTTGTCCCTTTGGAAAATAAGGCGGTAGCTTCAACCGCATCTTTAACAGTCATAGCTAATCCGCCTGTAGCATCATTAAGTAATCCCATCGCACCGCCATTATCCAAAATAGCATTCCCACTTTCTTTTAGTGCGTTTTTGGTTTGCCCTGTGGTAGCGTTCAACTGTTTAAAAGAGGCGTTTAACTTTTCAGTTTGCGCAATAGCTTTGGTTTCGCCTTTTGTGTTAACAGTTATATTAATTATTTTCTCGATTGCCATTGCCTTTTTATTTTAGATTTAAACGTTTTGAAATCCTTAACAATTTCAAATTTACCTTTTGCTATTTCGGTGTATTCTCCAGCATTAGGAAAATCGTGTTTACTAAGTAAGTCTAATATTTTCGCTATCATTATACTACTATTGTTGCTATGATTGAAACCCACCCTGTATCTGTTTTTCTATAAATTAAAGCACCTCCAATTATATCCAAAGCATAAACCTCAAACCCTGTAGCTTTAGATGGATAGGTACTATTCAAAGTTGACAAACTTAAAGCCGTTGTTGTTGCATTAACCGCATAATCTGTCCTGTCGTACAACTCTGTAAAGTTATCGTTTATTTTATCCCCTGCATTTCTAATCGTGTCGCCTGTTCCATCGTTAGCAACAGTTCCTATATTAATTGTTTGTTTAGCCATTATCAAAAGTTATTAAAGTTGTATCAAAAGTTGTTATGTTATTGTCAAAAGTTAAATTATTTGCTAATTGCACTACGGTTACTTTTTGTTCTTTTAAAGTATCTGTATTTTTTAATAGAACGATTGTAAAACGTGATAATCCTGTTGTATTTTCATCAATATCAAAGTAAACTATATTATCTTCCGCTGTACAAGTTACCCAAGCAACAGTGCTTACATAATCAAAAGCCGTATTATTAGTTAAATAAACCGATTGTCTTTGTGCTGTTCGGTCTGCAAACAATACACTTTGGTCAACTATAAAAGCACTTAAATTATTATCGAAACTGTTAATTAAATTAAAAGAAGTTTCGCCTGTTAAAAGATTAAAATTATAATCGTTTATCCTGTAATAATTATTCTTAATTCTTATTACATCATTTAATTGCAATTTAGTAAGTATTCGCTCAGGTATATTTTTACAATTAAATTTGAAATTCCTACGCTTAATGTTAAAAATTGAGTTAATATAATCATCCCAATAGTTTGAGTAAAGTGTATTTTCAATTAATGAACCATCCCATTCGTTAAACTCTTTACCAAAGACAGTTGAAAATAAAGGATTTAAAATGCTTAAAGTGTGCGATGGCACATTTATATACGTATTCAATTGTACTTTTGTATTTGCATCATTTCTAAATGCAATAGACTTACTGCCTATTTGTTGATTTCTATTATAAAATAAATGTGGCTTTGGATTAACGGGTTCTATTTGTGCGTCAAAAATACCGCCATACATTATATTTGTCAATTCGTTATCGTTTACATCAGGTAACCTTTCATAAATTATCTGTTCAAAAGGTAAATCAATAGTTAAAGGTTCGCCATCTAATATATTGCCATCTGCATCCTCTAAAATTGTTTCTAAATTTCCATAAGGAACGCCTGTGTTTAAATCAAATTGAGTGTTTAGTATAGTCGTTGGGTCTTGAAACTTAAACTTAATATCATTTAAGATATTCCCACGCTCTACATCGTAACTACTAAAATCAGTATATTTGGTTAAATCATAAAGCACCCCTGCCGAATAATAATTTACCAAAGTATTAATGTAAATATTATTGCTTTGGTCTGCTATCACTACCAATTTAAACATATTAAACAACCCTTTCATAAAGTCTATGACTTTTATTTTAGGTAGGTTATTTGATATATTCATAACGGATGTTATAGTACTTGTAGAAGAATTTAAATCCTGTATTCTTGATTCGAAGCCAAATACAAAGCTATAAGTTACTCTTCTAAGTTTTAAAAAAGAAACATAACTAAATGTAAAAGAAGAAGAAACATAAAAAGTATATTCAAAAGGCGTATTTGTTCCATTAACTAAAGGTACGGATGTAAATGGAATTTCTGTAATACCTCCAGAGCTTTCAATAGTTGCTATTGGAACACCAAAATTTTTTACTATAATTTTATAAGGTATATTAATCAATGTTGGTTCTATTCTTATGTTATACGCATAATCTGGGGTAAATGTTCCTTGAGTATTAATCCATTTTTCTGTAGATAAATTAAACCCTAAATCAAATCCAGATGTGCTTGTAAAATTTATTAGCTGTTCAGTTTCAGTTCTTGTTGAAGTATCAGAATTTAGCCAAATGAATAAATCGCTAAATTCTGTTCTACCAAAAAAATCACGAGTAAAAGTAATGTTATACTTTGCTTCAATCGCTTCAATAACTTTTATAAGTCTTAAAGATGGTTTTAAATCATTCCATTGCACTCCAACATTAGCACCGCCACCCCAAGCGATGTTTGCAAGTTTATCTGTATTTGTGTTATCGGATACGTTGTTATTATAATAATATTGTTTTTTAGCAAAAAGATTATAAATGATATTGTTGTCAAATAAAGAACCTACTAAACCATTTTGAACGTTTATAGAATTATGGGTGTGATTAAAAGCTGACAAGTCTAAACCACTCAATTCATCATCTTTAAATTTCTCTTTTAAACTAAATAAATTTCCTGTAAAATTGATTGTATAACTCGATGGTTTGTTTTGCTTAACGTTTACTTTTAGTAATTTCCATTTACCAAACTTAAAAGGAACACCGCCTAATTCAATACGCCCATCTACCTTAGTACGTGCGTCAAAAGTATTATCTATATTGGCATTATAATAATGCTTAAATATAGGATTGTTTACATCATTTGCCGGTACGGTAAAGTTTTGAGTATAGTCAGTAAAATTCCTGCTTATGTCATTAACATTAGCAACCGAACTGTTAAGATTAATGCCTTCATCTTTGAATATATCTAACTTTTTATTCCCTATGTAAATATCAATTATCATATATTGTTAATCTCGTTAAAAGCATACTCAAACTCAATTTCATAATTAATCAATCGGTCTTTTTGTCTTGTTTTATATTCAATAGATTTACTTGCAATATTTAACGGTGTAAAGATTTCGTTTTCATACATCCAAACACGCTCACTCAATAACATTTGTTTAAAGGTTTCATTCAACGCTTCCGCTACAAAACCGCTATTAACTTTAAATTTACTTTTACCTTGTACATTGTATTTAACGTATTGATGGTTTCCCGCTAAAGGTTGACCTCTGTCTGTTTCAAACTCCTCATTTGTAGTTGACATACTATCGGTCTTTGCTTTGAAAAATGTAAACATTTGTAAAGCACCTTCTTTGTTTTGAAACGCAATATCTATTGGAGTATATCTACACTCATCAGTTATTAATAAAGTTGTAGTAACACCATTAAAAACTATTTCAATGTATTCATCAGTTGTAGCTTCCGAGACATCAACCCATAAGTTTTGCACCATCTCATTAGATAGTAAAGATGTAGGTGGCGTTATTTCGTAGTCTATTTGATTATCAGGATATGAAATTACTGTTATCATATAATTATTTGTGTTACTTCAACTATATTAGAATATACAATTTCTTCTAAAAATTCATCATATCGGTATATTTGAACATCGTATGTATAAGTACCAGGTATTTCAGGGCTTGGTAATGTAAATGTAAAAGGATTAATGTAAAAGTTACCGTAAACATTCCAGTCTAATCCAGTCTCTCTGTATCTTAAAGTTACATAATCAACCGCCCTACTTGGCGTATAATCCAACTCACAATCTACAATACCATCTAAAACAACAGAGTCTATTGTTAAAGTAAGTGGTGGTATTTCTGATTCCTCGATTAAAAAAGGAAATACAAAAAAACCATTTCTATTTACTTTAAATTCTGTTCCTGTTAATAAAATCTTATTTGCTGGTGGCTGTGCATTTTCTCCTTCCATTCCGTAACCGTAACCTTTTAACATTAATTCAGTTGTTACATAGTTAGGAACGAAATCATCACTATCTGCAGTTTCATAATAGATTTGATGTTTAACCCAGTATTGATTATCACCATCAATTAATTCAGTTGTAGTAGTATCGTTAGGGGTAAAGTTTATAAAGTCGGATATAATTCTAGCAATATCTATTTTGTCATTTCCTGTTGAAGCGGTTGGATTTGTTTTAGTCATTAAATACGTTGGACTTGCAGGAGGTGTTAATTTATCCCCATTCCAAACAAATAACTCTAAAGTATAAGATGTACAAGTCAAATCGCTTATTGGAGCGACAAAAGGAATACTTAAATTATAAGGCGATAATGTTTTTATCATTTTAAACTATATTTTAATAAATCATCTAATTCTAAATTGTAAACCTCGATTAACTCATCAGGTAACTTTGCATAAGCTAATTCAAAAGGTCTTGAAAAAAAGTTAGTTGTTTCTAATCCTGTGTGAAAAATACTTGTAGCGATTGCAAACTTTACACCCGCTCTACTTTGCATTTGTCCTTTTGCATTACGCCCTACAAATCCCTTTCTTAAAACCCAACCATCTAACGCTTTTGTTGGTGGTTTCTTTGTCTTATAACTGAACGGACTATTTGTAACTGTTTTCATTTTCCAATTACTACCATCCGCTTTTACACCCCCAACTCCTTTTACACCTCTATCTACAAACTCACCATAATCAGCCATACTAAAAGAAAGCTGAAAACTATTTTTTGAAACGATTAAATTATAATCAATACTGTTGTATAAATTTTCAGTATCTTTCTTTTTCTTTTTAGAAAGATTGCTTTTAGATTGTTGGACTATAAATTTCCCAAAGCTATCTAAATACTGTTTTGTTTTAATCTGGTTCACAAAGAGAAATTGTTACGTTAGGCATTTCAACATCAAAGTTTAAAATCCAACCATCCAAAGTATTTGACTTTACAAAACTTTGAATATCTAAAGTAGGATTTTCACTTGCTGTAATATTGTTTAACTCAAAATCGGTGTACATCTTTAACCACATTCTATTCAGTATAGCTAAAGTTTCATTGTGGTTGTCAACCTCGTTATCCTGTTCCCAAAATTTATCCGTTCTAACTTCTTTATTTATATCCCGAATATCAAAGCATCCTATTTGCAAACTAAACTTTAAAGTTTGTCCGTTGGTAAATCCTGCGCTTACAATATTGATATGCACCAATGGAAATATATTAGCTTTGTCCAAATCCAACAAATCAAAATCGCCTTTAGTAACTGTATTAACCAACGCATCCGACTCAGCTAAAGACTTTATGTAATATAGTAATTGAGTGTATTGGTTCATTGTTTATCTTCTAAATAAAGCGTTAATAATAATGCTATTTTTGAACCATAAGGCAGATTAAAAAGTTTAGCTACAGGAATAGGATTAATACCTCTACTTTTTTTTTCACTTTTATTATGTAATTGATTTATGACAAAATCTATTTCGCTTTCTAATTTTTGAAAATTTAGTAATTTTTCAATAGCTTTTGATTTATTTAAATCAATTTTTACGTCTATTTTTCTTTCTATTTTATCCATAATTATAACTGTATTGGTTCATCTTAAAATATTAATTACTTTATTGTTGTAATTTATTTTACTTTGTGGTGTTTTAAAATTAAGTTCTTGTTTAATATCAAGTATAAATTCATATAGATTTAATGCTATATCTTTTTTCCCTTTAGCTAAATCAATATATTTTTCTGCTTTTTCTTTTGCTGTCATAACTGTATCTCGTTTTTTGGTCGCATTAACTCTGCTTTCAATTTCTGTTTATCAATCTTATGTGATAGGTATAAATGAATTTTATGCACGTTTAATTTTAATACTTTTTCATATTTTAATAAATTTCCTTTTGCTAATTCATCGATGGTTGCATACCATCCCCACTTTTCAAAGTAGTTACTGGCGACTTTTCCCTCACTTGTTCCACCTGCATATATTTCTGGGTATAGTTCACTAATTCTGTTGACAAATTCAGAAAAAAAAACAATGCACCGTTTACGACATTCATTGGAGTTAGTTTCATTATATCCGCCCATTCAGATGTGCCTAAATAATCAACGATTGAATAGTTTTTAAAAGCATCCTTATTTTTAATCGGTCTAAATAACACCGCCATTAAATTGTTTAGCGTTTCAACCTCTGTTCCGTATTTACTTAAATCAAAATACTCCGCTCCTGTAATCTTATCTAAATTAGGAATAAATCCAAACTCTACATCATCAATAAAAAATGTATTTACAAACTGCGCTGGTGTTTCTAATCCTTTATCTATTTGAATAAGCATATCCTCTAAATCCTTTTGCTTTATAGCTTTAAACTCATTCGGTTTAATTCCTGTAAAGATTTGAATTTTACGCTGGTTAAATTGATAAACATCTAAATCACGCTGTAATAAGTCGTAATACTTTTGATATTGCAATAATGTAATATCCGCACTGCTTTCTGGAAGTGTTATCTTCATATCTATATAACTAAAAAAAGGTTAATTTGTTACTCTCAACGGATTGTAATTCCAAAGGAACGACCTAAATGATAAACTACATTGTAACGTATTCCATCTATTGCGTGGTTGTACTTATCTAAATACAGCTTACTGCCTTTGTCTAAGTAAACATAATTGTTTAGTTCCTTTGCTATGTTTTGGCTATTTGGTTCAACTATGATTTCAAAGTCTTGCATTAATGAAACACCAAACTCAATCGGTGGTTTGTCGCACCTTACAATATTATTGCCTTTTGCTCTTAATTCATCTATTAACCTACCCTCTGCATTATCACCGATAATAAGTTTTCTATTTGCAAACTGATTATTTAAACTATAAATTTCACTTGTAGTTAATTGTGTTTTATAATAACATTCTTTAACGTAAATCTTTTTATTCTTTTTATCGATTGCTACCTCTGTTAAAGTTGTAGGGTCAACCGAATAACCAAAATCTTGCCCAAATGAAGTTTGTAAATTATCAGGATTAAATTCTCCAAACTTCCAATTCGTAAATACAACTCCCTCTGCTTTATCCAACCAACCGCCTAATATAACGTGCTTGTATTTTTGTGAGTTTGTTTGTTTTATTTTTTCTATTTGGTTTAAGAAACTACTTGATAGATTTTCTTTATTATCTAAGTAAGTTGTATGTATGTAAGTTGTATCTTCTACTATTGTATTGCTTCCAGCTTCAACTCCTTTACTTTCAAAAAAGCGATTATAAATAAAGTGTTCCTTTGTTGCAGGATTGAGTATTAATACAACTCGGTTTTGTTTTGTTTGATGTCGTATTGATAAATCTATTTTATCGAATATTTCTTCATCTACTAATTCCTCTGCTTCATCAAGCACCCAAGTTGTAACACCCGCTAAAGATTTAAGGTTTGCGGTTTGCGTTCCGCTACTTGTTTTGATACCTCGAAATAATATTTTACTTCCTGTGGTTTTATTTATGATTTCATCTTTAGTAATATAAAAATCATCGTGCAGTTTTGCGGTTTCAATTTTATCTATAAACTCTGGTATGATAGAAACGTGAGCAGAGGTTAAAGTGTAACGAGTAAATAAAATTGTATGCCCTTGTTCGTAAGTTAATAAAAGCAAAAAGAGGTTAACGGAATAAGACTTCCCCGAACCTCTACCGCCAGAAACAATAAAATACCTACTATTGCTTCCAAGTGCTTTATATTTATTCTTTATTACTATCATATAATCAGCCGTTGGGAGTTTGTTAATGGTCTAGAATTTCACAAACTCCCGATACTTGCCATTATCGCATCATTCTTTATCAAACTTAAATAAATCTTTTATATCAAAGTTATTAAGGTTGTGCGTTGTTTCAATAGTTTCTTTTGGTTTGCCTAAGTAATATTCTAAATATAATTTAATAGCTTGTACATCGCCTTTGACTAATGCTATTGATTTTAATTTTTGAATAACAGAAACTATTTCATCGGGTGTTGATGCTTGTTCTAATAACTCTAAATATTGATTTTTTCTTTTATCAACCCCTAAAGATTTAGTGCTATTTCCTCCATTGTTTTTTCTGCCATCCATAATCAATAGAAATCAATATTTGATTTACTCACAAACTATTTTATATCTGTTATAATTTACATTACTCACTTCAACGTAAATCCCTGTAGGTTGGTTTATGCAGTCGTATTGTATGCTTTCGCTAAATAGATACTCATAAACGTAACCGCTCCCGCTTCCTACATTTGGTCTCCAAAGATAATATTGCTTTTCGCAATCGCAAAGTCCTTGCGGTTCTTCCTCTTGTGTGGAGCAACCTACAAATAATAAAGCTAATAATAATAGTTTAATTGTTTTCATAATTTTTGTTTTAATATGCGTTATAAACTTTGTCTAATTTGTCAATCATAGCAATTAATGGTTTAGGGCTACAACTTGAACAGGGTAAAGTTACTGTTTTATTAAATACACTTGAATAAAGTTTACTAATAAATAAAATTTGTTCGTGAGTTATTTTAAGTGTTCTTACTTCTGTAAACTCTTTCCATTGATTATATTCTTCTTCCGTAAAACATCGAGCTTTAAATCGATAAGGAAACAAATCATTTAATTTTTCCTCATTTTCTTTACAACCGCAATCTTTTGTAATTAGTTCAACAACTGCTTTTACTCCAGTAACTTCAAATACCTTTGCAATATCTGTGCCAAGTCCTGATGTAACTATTTTTTTTCTTGCCATTTATTTTTTGCTTTAATTAATACTCTTCTTGTAAATTGATAGTTAATATTATAATCCCTTTCAATTTGATGTAGTGAGTTATCAAAAGTTAATTCTATCAAATCTTTCTCCCACCACTTTAAACTATTTAATAATTCTTGTTCTTTATCCTCTAACTCAAAACTTTTATGATTATCAACTACATCAAATTTATTTAAAGACACTGTTTTGTTTTTAC